TAGCTTAATGTCGTCAATGTAGAACTCAAGATTACCAATCATATCAACAGGCATTTCAATAATCTCTGTTGGCTTACCGTTTTCAATTGACTTCTTAATCGCTTCAAAATAAAGATTAAGTGCTTCGCCAGGGTTCTTTACAAACCGCACTTCTAAGTCACCGACATTACCTTGCGAGAGTGGGGAATTGGGGACAATAAACGCTCGTAAAAGATTTTGTCCAGTGTTGTATTTGCCCGCAGCGTAAAACTGCAACATGGTTTTAAGAAGCAAGATGATTTCTTGGTGAACTAAGCTGTAATACATCAAAAGAGTATTACCAAGAGCTTGTTGTTTCATCTTTTCAATCTGTATCATCTCTCTGGCTGATCGAGGTTGTTTGGAAGGGGCAATTTGTGAGTTCCCACCCTGAGCAAACGATGACATCAAGCCTTGCAAGGAGTTCATCATAGTAAAGTACGCACCACTGGCTTCCTCGATGCGGAACTCTTTATAAGCGTTCACATCATTAACTGGAATTACTCGTTGCTGACCGAAAATAAGTTCTGGTGCCTCAAAGTCAGACGATAACACTGGCGGGTCGATACTACGAAGCTCTCTTTCTACCAACATTGTGTTATGAGCACCGAACCCTTCTGCAATATAAGTTTTGGAAGATGACTCAAGTGTGATGATTTCTTGCTCCCCAATGTATTCTACTGAAGCTACGTCAATAAGAGCAATTTTCTTAAATAAGAATTTTGAAATATCTTTTTGTTGCCAGCCTTCAGAAATGAGGCGCTCTGGACGAGTTTCGGTAAGCAATCTAATTAACTCTTGAATACCGCCAGTAAGATGTCCATACTTAACAGGTTCAGCGCCTTCTTTTTGTGGAGCACGCTCACTAACAGAAATTGAATACCCTTCAGATTTAAGAGCTTCCATACCTTTAGCAAAACAAGCATTGTCTTGCTGAGCAAATGAGAGTTGCGTACCTCTTGAGGGCTCCCCATTAGAACCATCATTACCTTTAGAGAAAGAGCCTTCACCATCAAATAGACCAGCGATATAACCAGATTCATACGTTGGTTTAAAATCAGTTACATTAAAGTATTTTGGCAAAGTCACACCATTTTTATCAACCATTTCATCAGTTCTCATCCATGTAATTTCTTGCCCTTTACCATTCCAAACAAGCCATCGGTGGTTTCCTGTGGCTTTAAGCTCAGTACCATCCTCTAAGGTTAATTTATAAACAGGTGCAATTTCCCTGCCTGTATTTGTAACAATTGCTTCTTCCCAATGTCGTTGTCGTCTGTGTCCAGTCTTTTCATCTTTTAATCCTTGTTCCTCAAAACCAATGAGTTTATCTCCTATTTTTAAGGTTTCAGCTTCAACCCATCGCAAATCTCTAGTTAAGATTTTAGTATCAGGAGTAACACAATAGCTGGTGTTTAGTATTTTTGATGAGTCTTTTAACAAGAACGGCATCGACATACCATACGCAAACTTATCATCAACTGGTTCGTGCATAGACCATGTATACGGTTGCTTTTTGTGGTGGAATGGGTTTGGTGAGGCTTCGCCCTTACCAAGTTCATCAAGCCAAACACCATTAGCGATTATTTTCTTTTTGTCATTAGCAGTATCAAGATCATAAAGCACTTGTACTTTATCGCTGTTTAATATCTGTGTACCGCCAAGTAATTCAAAGAATAGGGAGTCCTCAGCGATTTGCGCTCCGGGTACAACATACTCACAATTTTTATATCGACTAGTTGGGTACTCTTTTTTAAAGTCATTCCACGTCATTTCTTTCGACCGAATAGTGCGGTTTTGTTTTTGAATGTCACGTTCCCAAATTTTTTCAAGGTATATTTCTTCTAACGGTACGATTTCCGTAAAGGCATCATCCCACATTTTCTTCATTTCTTTCTTTACCTTAAAATCATTTTTAATTTTATCGTATTCAGTCAAATAACGAAGCTTACGTTCATCCATTTGAAAACCAACAAAAGTACAGACAGTACCGTTCATAGCTGAGTAGAGTACTTGCCAGAACTTCTCCACCTTATCTTGAGTCTTAAAGCGGTACTTTTTATACATTCCCTGAAGTACCTTAATAGCGTAGGCATTAAGCGCATCACCAGTTAGCGTTGGGTTAATATTTAAAGAGACAAGGCGACCAGTAAAATCCAATACTTCTTTACGAACAAATGGGAGGGAGAAATCTAAACCTAAAGCGTTCAAATCTTCTGACGGTGTAACATTAGAGTTCCAAAACAGATTACGAGAAATAGTCCAAAATTCTTCTAAGGTTTTATGTTGAAGTTGACGAAACGATTGTTCTCGGTTGTTTCGGTAGCTATAGTAAGAGGCATAGGTGTCTCCAATCTCGCTAAATGCCTTACTACTTGGGCGATAGTTATCCTCGATACGATACTTCTTTTCGTCTGTTTGATTTGGCCTCATACAATTCTAATGCCGTGTTGACTACGGACAAATAAATTATCTTTAACGTTGTTTTCCCCAAGATTATGGGTAAGTCCACGTTTTAAGATACCTAATAAAAGTCGTTTCCGTTCTGGTTTTGGTATTTGATAAAATTGTTCAGTATTAAAATTTTGTACTGCATAACCTCGTTTATGTACTATGTATACATCTTTCGCCTGCACATAATTAGCCGACAAACTTAATTCGCCACACACATCTTTGAGAAAGTCAACGATATCTATTCGCATTGACATTATGATACCATACTTACCTAAAAAGAAAGTGGTATACTAGGGGAATATGAATAAAAAAATACAAGATATAGTTAATAAGTTAAATAAAATTGCAAACAAGGATATAGCTTTTGCTGGTCAGAAAAAAGTAGTAGAAGGACAAAGTACGGGAGTAGAGATGTTAGATTTTGATATTGGTTGTGGTGGCTACCCTAAAGGGCGGATTACTGAAATATACGGTATTCAAAGTTCTGCTAAAACAAGTTTAGCTTTGTGGGGGATTGCAGCGGCTCAACGAGATGGTAAGACCTGTGTGTTTGTTGATGCTGAATACTCGCTTGATCTAGGGTTGGCGGACACCCTTGGTGTAGATGTGAAAAACTTAATTGTATTATACCCTGACAATGGTGAGGAAGCGTTTTCAGTGATTGAAACCTTACTGCGTGACAAAACAGCCGATTTAATAGTAGTGGACTCAGTACCGTCACTCATACCAACTCCTGAACTTGAAGCTGAAGTAAATAAACCTACAATGGGTGGGCAGGCTAAACTCATTGCTTCGGGGTTGCGTCGATTAGTACCGTTGGTTTCTAAACAAAATGCGGTTTTAATTCTTATCAACCAAGTGCGAGCTAATATCATGGGCGGTATCTATGACCCGTATATAACACCAGGTGGGCATGCTCTCAAATTCTATACCTCACTTCGCATTGAACTTAAAAACAAGGGTAAACTCGTTAAAGGAGAGGAAACCGTTGGGCAGCAAGTCGTGTATCGTATGAAAAAAAACAAAGTCGGTATGAATAACGACAGGGGTTTAATTAACTATGTCTACAATGACGGCTTTTACGCAGAATTAAATCTCTTAGCTATGGGAGTCAAAAAAGGTGTCATCACTAGAAGTGGTAACACCTATTCTTGGGGAGAACAAAAGCTGGGAGTTAGTAAGGCAAAAGCTGAGGAGTTTTTAGACGAGAACCCTGAGATTGCTGAACAGATTAAGAAAGCGATTGGCGTTTAGGGATTTTCCTTAAAAAAAGATTGAGCGAAACCTTGTGGCGTGATACTTCTTCTTGTTTGGCGGTTAAACTTTCCAAAATGTTCAGGGTGTATGTCTTTACACTTTTAAGGTAGTCAAACTTTGTTCCAAGAGTATGTAACGTGCTGTTAGTTTTAGCTTTAGCTTTTTGTTCTTCACTAATTTGTACTGGATTTTTTGTTGGCTCATTGAACCAGCCCCACAATGCAGTCCTTTTTTGATACGGGTCGCCAAACTCCCAAGGGTCAAAGGTAAAGTCTGGTTTTCCTAAAAACTTTAACAGAAACCCATGATAAGGATTTTCCAAAGCCCAAAATTGCAAAGGTAAAGTTTTTTTAGCCGTATCTTGCTCTATTTCCATACAAGACCAAATAACATTTAAACAAGCCCTGACACACTCCATACCTTCTTTTAAATCTCTTGGTTTCTTAGCTTTTGTTCTAGCAAATGAAAACATTGTGCAAGGTGGGGCGGCAAGTATGCCGTATGGCTTCAATGCAATGAGTTCTTGTTGTAGTTTCTCATCTCGTATATCGTGGTCGGGAAGTGTAATAGTTTGAACGTCATATCCAGCATCCTTATGGCTTAGCCCATGAGCCTGTCCCCCCACATAAGTCAAGAATTATCTTGTTCATTTTTCTTTCTTCTCCTCTGGTATATCAACAATCGCACACTGGGTTGTAAGCAATGTCTTGGCAGTTGAGATGCTATTTTCTACCGCACAGCGGACTACTTTGGCTGGGTCTACAATGCCAACTTCCAACATATCTTTAATTACCTCACCAGTGAGGACATTATAGTTCAGTCCCTCAGCAATCTGGTCCTCGTCAAAGCCAGCATTAAGCAGGATTTGTACATAAGGTTTTGATAGAGCGTATCGTACTACTCGTTCACCCACAACTTCATCATCAAGGATTTCAGCAAGGTCACGCAAGGTTACACCACCACCAGCGACAATCCCTTCTTCTAACGCCGATTTACAAGCCCCGACAGCATCGTCAATTTTCATCTTCAAGTATGCCTGTTCGGCTTCGGTTTGTGCCCCAACTTTAATAAGAGCCACTCCCCCAGTTAATCGGGAAAGGCGAGTTTCCAATATTTCAATATCGCCATACTTCTCATTATCCTCAGCTTTAATTTGACCCCGTATTTCCTCAATACGGAGGTCAACAGAGTCTTTATTGTCTTCTTTGCCAACTAAAATAGTACGGTCTTTGGTTATGACTACTCTAGTGGCAGTACCAACTTGCTCAGCTCCGATTACCTTAATCGCTTTGTCCTTAGTGACGGCGGTGGCACCTGTAATGATAGCCAAGTCTTCCAGTTCTTCTTGAGTCTGTGGCTTTCGTACTGCTACGATATTCATCCGACCTTGCTGTTTGTTGGCGATAATAGTTTGTAAAAGTTCACCCTCTACGTTTTCAGCAATCAGAAGGACACTAGTTACTCCTTTTTGAGCTAGGGAAGTTAAAACTGGCACAAGATCAGTATTGAGGTTCATATAGCGGTCAGTGATAATCACGCTAAGGTCATCAAGGATAGCTTCCCCCTTGAGGTTAGTAATCATATACGGCGATACATAGCCAGACTTCCATGTATACCCTTTCATAGTTTCGCTGCGAACTTCAGTACCTGGTGACTCAGTCACAAGGACAGACCCGTCAACCCCCGTGTCCTTTACAATGTCCGATACCAACTTAGCCAACTTATCATTCTCAACAGAAACCTGAGCTACTTCCTTCAGGTCGGTAACAGGAATAGATTTGTCTTTTATTGCTTTTACTATTTTTTCTTCGGCTACTTCCATCTCCTTTCGGAGTACCATTGGGTTATAACCATCAGCTAAAGCGGTTTCTCCAGCGTCAATCATATGCTTGCCAAGCACGATTGTTGTAGTAGTAGCGTCCCCAGCCTCATAGTTTGTTTGTTCAGCCGACTGTTTAATTGTTTCCGCACCAAGATACTCGTATGGGTCTTCAGGGATAATTTCCCTCGCAATTGAAACCCCGTCATTAGTGACAATCGGCATACCGTATTTCTTATAAATTACGTTACGGCCTTTCGCACCCATGGTGTGACAAACTGCATTATATACCTTATTAACTCCGACTTCTAATTTTTCTCTAGCTTCAATTCCATAAAGAGCTTCGGTTTTTCGCATATTAAATATTATTTACTAATTAGTATTTCTATTATATCACAGCTTTTTAAGTGTCTTAACCGTATCAGTATATATTTCACCGTCAATCTCACAGACTCGCTGATATTGTTTAACGTTAGGTTTAATGGTTCGCACCCTACCCCCACGTTGTACACAGCCGTCAAATTTACTCATACTCTAAGTTGAGCGATTATAGCGGAACTAAATGACCGCATAGTTGGGTCAGTCACCTGCTTACGTTGGGACTTTAATAACCGACCAACATTTACACAAAAATTTTCAGTCGACGCTCTACGGTCAGCTGTTCCATCGGTACCATGAATTGGTTTTAGGTTCTCGCCAAGAGTTCTATCGGTGCCAGAATATTTAGAGTTCATAATTGCGTCGTACACTTTCATTACAGCTGGTGAGTCCTCGTTAAACTGGATGCGTGGCAATAATTGAGAAGTAGCGACATGCCGTGGCTTATGTTCAATAGCGTACTGATTATAAATAATATTTACACCAAATGGTCGTAGTACATCAGCATCAGACAGGTTAGTTGGTCGGCGTTTAATCGTGTGGTCAAGCTCACCAAAGTAGCCGACTGGTTTTCGCCACGCTTTCAGTTTTTCGATAAACTTAAAATGAAAATCGTTGTAAATGTCGTTCATTTCTCTGCCCAGCGTTTGTCGCAAATTAAACCTTACGTCACTTAGTTCGACAAATGGATTAAGAAATGGGGCGTACCACACAGTTGGTTTATTAGTATTCTCATAGGCTTCAAGCAAATTGAAGTTAAGGCCGTCAAATTGCCAATATTCAATTACAGTTAAATCTTGCCGACCACCAATATCGAGCGACACATACAGAGGGCGATTGGCGTTGTATTCCAATGGCGTGATTGTAGACTGTGTAATCTGTGGGTAATACTGTGATTTAGCTGATACAGAATAATCAATTTTAGCTTCACGCATCAAATCTGGGTCATCAAGCTGTCGAGCTTTTTCTTTTAGGTCTTCATACCATTGTTGGTCTTTAAATGGGTGGTCTTCCCACGTTAAGGGGATATATGTACCTCGCTCTTTAGCGGTTTCCATAAATTTTTTAGCTACCGCCGACTCTACTGTGGTCGAGACAAAGATTTTCATCCGAGCTACCGAGGTCAACGCACGATATACCTGTTGGAAGCGGTCAATATAGAAACACTCATCAACAAAAATAGAACTAAAGCGTTTAGAACGACCAGCGTTAGTATTGGTTGAACTACCAATAATTGAAGTTTTAATCTGCGGGTTAAGGAGTTTAAGACTAGAGTCAGTATTCGTTCCATGGACCTTTTTCGGTCTAAAGCCTTCTGGAGTTAGCCATGGTGGTAGCATTTGTAGTTGCCAACGTATTTTACCAAATATAGAACTATCAGGGTTGGGAGTCCCGTCATCTACTTCACCTTCAGTCCGAGAGAGAATAAAGGCTGTATAATTCGGAGTAAAAAGCCACCGCCAAGTATAATAAGCAGTAACCAGCCACGTTAGCCCCATACCACGGGGCTTATCTATCAAACAGTCAATATCTTCGTGGCTATTTTCGTATTCTTGCAGTTTATAGATTATTTTACGTTGGTAATCAAATAAAAAGAATGGTTTAGGCTGGGCATCGTATTCTGTCAGCTTTACAAAGCAAAAATCCTCAATAAATTTAATTGGGTCTACCGAGTACACATCAAGTAGTCTTTCAGCCCGTAGAAACTCGTTTTCGTGCATTTCTTTAAGGTTAGAAACTCTGAAACGGAGTTTTTGTAGGTATTCATCAGAGTTATACCACGCTTCAATTAGTTCATATCTCATATTTGGTCTTGAGTGTATTCAAGCATCGCCGACTCAAGGTCTTGCCGACCAGCTTGGTTAATAACGAGTTGTTTGAATATCTGCATATTCGGTTTATGACCACCTTGTACCCGACTCAACGTACCAAGTAAGGTGTTCGCAAGAGAAATACGGTCTTTGGGTGACATTTTTTTAATATCGGTGCGACTAATTTTATCCAAAAGTTCATCAGCAACCTTACTCATCTTGAGCATCGCTTTATGATACTGCACTTCTGGCAATTCAAAGCGCGCCAAGTCATCACTGTTGGTCGTGACAATATCTGCACCAATAGCTGAGGTTTTAGTAGTAAATGGTTCGATATATTTTTTAAGGTATATGTTGATTTCCATTATTCCTCGCATCTGGTTAGTTACCTTGTGCGGGTTACCTTGCAAGTAGCTACCTATCAAACGATTGGAGTTAAGGAACCGCCCAGAAATCGTACCGATGTCGTAGTCGAGCTTATTAGCTTCGATACGATACATCCATTCCTTCCACATTTCATTCTCTCGACAGGCTTCCCGAAAGGCTTTGAGTGATAATTCGGTGAAGCGTAACTTCTTCTCTGTCTTATCAGTAAAAAAATGGACTAGACGAATCCAATTAAGGAAATGAGCGTCAGTCCAGTTTTCTAGCATCACTTTTTTAAGTGATACCCCCTCGTACTCTTTATAATCTTTTTTTGACATTACCTAAAAGTGTACCATATTTCCTTTTTGTTTTTGGTAGATATGTTGTAATTCTTTTTTACGGTCTGCGGCATACATATATATAGTATTAGGAGTGAGAGATTCCACCGTCAGGTTTTTAAATACATAGTTTCGGGGCGAACGCTTAGTGATGTACAGTTCTTCATATCTATCAATATACTTACGAAGTAGTGGCATGGTCTTGGGGTGCTTGGGGTCAAGGGCGTGAGATTTTAAAGTATTACATTCCTTACACAAAATCTGAAGATTCTCAGAATGGTTTTGTGTAGCAACGCAGAGAATCTTCAGGATATACTTCGGGATGATATGGTCTTTAGTCAGATTCTCGGTAGACCCACAACGGTTACATTTCATTTTCATATATCGCTTCTTTTAAGCCACACCGTATGTTCCCCATGAATACAATCCAATATCACAAACTCTCGCTCCACCTCACCATCATCAGTAACTCGCCTTCCTTTATACGGAACGGCTTTTTCGCCGTAGTGCGTAAGGGTTTTAATCGTGACGTAGCCCGTGTTCGCTGTCTTCATTAAGTCTATCTAAGATTAACTTTTTGGTAGTAAGTATCAACTCATCGTGGGTGATTTTACTGATTATTTCATCACCATATTTCGCTATAAAAGCATCAGCTAAACGTTGAGTTAATAATTCTGTTAAATACCACTCTGTTTTAGAACGTAACTTGGCTATTTCAACAGTAGCGGTAAAACTATTATTGGTTTGTGTAATTTCCAACATGATTATTTGTTTCTATTGCTTTAGTAATAGCGGCATCACGAACAAATTCACTAAATGTCGTACTGCCACGGGCTTCGCTAATTTGGTCGATTTCGTATTGCGACCAACGGATTTGGATGGTTACATTTCTGCTCATACTATTTTACTTAATACTAATATATGTATCTTATCACCTGTACACACATTTGTCCATACAAAGATACCCACACTTAATCAACATCTTCTGGGTCAATCATTTCAATGTCATTTGGGTCAAATTCGTGCCAATCGTTTCGATTAGAAATAACCACCGCATCATCATCAGTAATTGGTACATTAAAACTATCTTCTTCTTTGTCAGGGGGGATAAACGAATGAAGAAGGTCAAGCAGTTTTTGATACTGCTCTTTCGTCATTTTGAATTGGACGTAACGGTCTGACTGTGGCAATAATTCCACCATCACCAATAGGCGGATATCATACATTTCGTCTGCGAAAGCAGACTTAAAGACTTCACTTTGAAAGGGACTTGGTACAGACATTGGTGGGAATAAACGTGACGGGTAGCTCAGTATAAACCAAACTATCGTTCGCTTGCTCCCACCAGCATCCGCAGACACTGGTTAACAAAGTAAAATAAGGACAAAGTCAAAGAATATGCATAAACTCTGACCTCATTATTGTAACATTCAATTTTTTAAATCACAATACCGCCACCAAATTAAAGTTACAAACTAAGCATAGTCCTTAACATAGACCCACTTATTTCCGCGCAACTTCCATTTGACTTTTAGATAACAGTCAGTTGGTGGATAGTCTTTTTTACTCATAATTTATACTTATCCGCATCAACTGGTAACACATTCGGTATCACATCTCCCACCTTGTACCTCGGACTCCAGCCCCCTTCCGTATCATAAATCAACCAGAGTAACTCCTCATTCAAATTCTCAGACAAGTACTTCTCGCCATGCTTCTTATGCACTAAATGAGTCCCTCGAACCTCCCCGATATTCAACCCTATCACATGATAGCCAGCCAACGGATTGATTAGAACCTCCTCCTTCCCACCTTTTATAATCTCCGCCATCTTCGTCGGACTAATAGTTCCATGGAACTCGACCATTTTTTCCCATAACGCCTCCTCACTCTCAAACTTACCAATCAACATATTCAGGGAACCATCTCGCTCGCCCCCACTCTCTGTAGCATCACTTTCGCTAGCGGAATCACCCAGCGCTACTTCCAACAGATACTTAGTCAGGGATTTATCCCCCGCTTTTTTCTCTATAGCCTCCTTTTCTTTCTCTGTAACTCTTATATTTATGATTTTTTTCATTTATTTGTAAAGCACGTTATGTCTAATGTAAAGCATTATAGCAGGTTGCTTTACGTTTTGTAAAGCAGATTTGTAAAGCAAGAGGCTTTTTGTAAAGCAGATTGTATGTACAAATGGGAGGAAGGTGTAAATTTTTTCTGTTGCCTAACCACAAAAAACAACCCAAACCCCTACCGATGGTCGCACTTTTAGCTCATTATTTACTATATCACTATATTTCACGCTCCTTGTCAAGATGTTTCACGTCCTACTTGCCTATCAAAATAGCAAAAGCAAAACCGCATTTAGTGGCTAACTATAAGGCTATGATAGGCACAGGCTAAACTTATCCACAGGTTATCCACAGGTTATCCACAGGTTTCACATGGAACGTGGGTTTTGTATGGCTAACCAAAAAGTACATACAACCAACCCCAAAAAAGAACGAAGACAAATATATTTATTAAGATTATATGTATCTATGTGTTTGTCTGTATTTAGCGGCGGGGCTGATAGCAACCAATGAATACAAGGTTATTAGTGCATGCAATAGTTTCTGTATATGTATGTAATAAGAGTGTTATGTAAATCTAGCGCGCGGACTGGCTAGGATACTAACCTATAATATAAATATTATATCTTTATATACGACTAGCACCGCTAGCTAGTGCTTTATCACGTCATAGTGCTAGTAACTGGCTAGTTTCGCGGCGAAATTTGACGTTATAGTTATCCCCATGTGTAACTATATAATGTAGTTGCATTATGCAATTAGATAATGTACTATAATTAGTATAGTAGTAAGTAATAAAAAATATGCAAAAAATCACACAGTTACCATATAACGCGACTACCAGCATGGCCTACCGAGGGAGTAACGTGGCCGAACTTATGACGCGGGGATATGGATCACCCGAGTGGGCTACATTCCTACAATGGCGCGAAGCGGGGTACAAAGTAAAGAAAGGTGAGAAAGGGACGCACTGTTTGCACTTTGGTAAGACAACCAAAAAAGACACGCAAACAGGTAAAACTAAAGTTACGGGGTATATGAAAGGATTTGTAGTATTCAATCGCGAGCAGGTAGAAAAGGCGTAACAGGTGGCGGGACTGTACACAATAAAGTCCCGCAACGTGCTACGGCACTATATAAGAATAATTAGAAAAATATGTTATACAAAAAGACAAAAAACGGTTTTTTAATAACCGTGAAGCAGTATGCATAAATATAATGAGTTTCGCCGCGAAATGAAGCGGCGCAAGTATCGCCACCACTACAGAAAAATAGCGCGAGGTATTGGCTATGGTGTGTTGATGGTGGCTATCACGTTCGCATTGTGGACGTTTATAGTGTTGTACACATTGACGCTTGCAAGTGATATTGCAGTGTGATATTGCAGTGTGATATTGCAGTGTGATAGTATAGAATGAAGTTAAAAGATAATTAAAAAAATATGCACACAATTGAAAACAATCCAGTACTAAAAGAAATACTAGCGGATAGTTACGGCGCAAAACGCAACTTTAGTGTTCAAGTACTCAAAAACGAGCGAGGAGAAGTGACAGGACATTATGCGAGTGAGTACAGGGATTGCGGAAACGGCGCATACTATATCTTAATGTCACCCAAACAAGCATTATACGCTGAACATGACTAACAATAAATAATATGAAGACGGCGTACGGCCTAAGATGGTAGGGAAGACAATCAATGTATTGAAGCAAAGAGGGCAATTACAAATTAAGGTTATTAAATATGAAAACAAAAGTTAAAAAAGTCTACGTGATACAGGATAGCATTGGACTACTGCACGTAATTGACGGCGACAAGTTTCGCCGCGAAAGTGGAACAGAAGTATGGATCGACTGGGCTACTAGTGGAATGTTTGCGGAACGACTAGCCGTTGACACTGGACACTTAAGAGAAGTATTAGAAGAAATGGGGGTTAAAGAGTTTTATTTTCAGAGTGCAAAACATAACATAAAAGAATTATGAACGAAATAGCATACTTGTTTGGACTGATGATCGGGGCAATCGTGCGTTATTGGTGGGTGTGGGTACTGATTGGGCTAATATTTCCACCATTCTTAATGATCGGACTTATTGCATTATTATTTAAGATTGTCACCTGAATACATATAATATACAATATGAATTGAAGTTATAAAAAATAATAATAAAAATATGAAAGAATTAAATAAATACCAAGTAATTATTTCCACTGTAGCAGGTCCAACAAAGGGATTTGTTGAAGCCGAAAGCGTGAAAGAAGTGGTCGATTTTATTAGACAAGAGTACCCTAACTTTGAAATTGAAAGTATTGTTAAAGAGTACACGAATAAGTTATAAACATGAAAAGAAAAGAAGTCTTACTGATTAAAACCATGCGAAATGAGGGCAAGACCAACGATGAGATTGCCAAACACTTTGACTGCTCACCTATCACAATCACAAGGTGGGTAAAAAGATTGCGTGAAGCAGGGCATGAGGTAAAACGATTTAAGAGGGGTCGAACAAAATTAGAACTGTAACAATTATAAAAATATGCAAAATACAAATTGGTCGTTCACTCAAGTTTGGAACAAAGCTATTGAATTGCCACAAGATCGTGAACTAGTGAAACGTGACTATTTATGGGCAAGTGAACTAGGCAAGCCGTTAGCTGATGTATGGCTCAAGATGAACGCTGAACCAGAAACTAACCCACCAAATGCTCGTTCATTGCGAAAGTTTGAAGCAGGGAACCTTTGGGAGTGGGTAGTAAAAATTATCTTAATCAGAGCTGGCATACTACACAGCAGTCAAGAGCGAGTAGAGTCAAATTACGAGGGACTGCTACGAGTAAGTGGCAAGATTGACTTCATTGCTGGTGGTAAGGTTGATGTCGAGGGGGCTATGGGATCTTTAAAAGCAATGGAACTACCAGAAAAAACTGAAAATGCCGCCAAACAGATCCTCGATTACCTTGTTGCTACCTACCCAGACGGTCTAGATAAGAAAGTAATAGAGCTTAAATCCATTAGCTCGCACATGATGAACGCCCTAGAGATAACCGAACGGCCGTTAGCTATCCACCGCTTGCAAGCCTACCATTACACCAAGCACCCCGATATTGAGCGAGCTGATATTCTGTACTTATGTCGTGATGACTTGCGAATGGTCGAGTTTCCAGTATTGGCTGACACGCCAAAAATTGAAGACGAATACCGAGGATATATTGAAAGGGCAACAAAGGCATACCAAAACCCAGAACGCCCAGAAGTTGCTCCAGCAGTCATCTTTGATGAGGATATGGGTAAGTTTAGCGTAAACAGGCCATTAGGATGGTCATCGTATCTATTCTTACTCACAGGACTAGAGAACCAAGCTGAGTTTGATAACAAATACGGTAAAATACCTGCTAGTTGGAATCGAGTTTTAACCAGAATAAAAAATAAACAGCCAATGACGAAGAACAACGAAGAAAAGATTGTAGAAATGAAAGAGTGGGGCTATGACGCAAATGAATTAGCATCGAGGTTAGTGGTAACTGAGGAAGAAGACGAAAATGGATCTGATACTTAGTATACTAGAAGCTATATTACAAACGAACACCCCACGTTCAAAACCAAGACGCATTAAAAGACGTAAACTAAACAAATAATATGACAAATCAACGAGACTTAATGAACAAAGCTAGTGAAGAATATGGCGTCGGAGGCAACAGTGATTTTTTCACCTTTGATAAAAGTGGAAATTACAAATTACGATTATTAACCCCTGCTTATCCGATTGCGACTCACTTTTTTGGTAAAGGAGTACCAGCCAAAGTATGTTATGGAGCTGAAAAGGGTTGTCCATTCCACGGTGACAACGCACCCAAAAACGATGAGGGTAGCGAGGCAAAACCATCAGTGAAGTTTATTGCCTACGCTATTGACCGAACTGACAACAAAATAAAACTAGCTGAATTACCATGGTCTGTAGTCAGTCAAGTAACTACTTATCAAGAAGACGAGGACTATGCCTTTGAGGAATTTCCAATGCCCTACGACATTAAAGTAACAGTCGATAAGGAAGCATCGGCAGCTAATATCTACAAAACATTGCCAGCCCAAAGCCGAAGTGAAATTGAACCAGAACTATTAGCTGAGTTTGAGAAGAAAAACAAAGACCGCAGTCCAGAGGTATATATTGAACAGCGTAAAGACAAGCAACGAACTAAAGACGGTAACAATGAACCATTAAAAACCGTAGTTAACACACAAGGATATGAATACCCAGTTGAAGAAATCACCCCAGAAGACAACCCATTTTAGTTACAAATGCGAAGATTGTGCTGATACGGGCGAGATTATTTATGACACTTGCGACTACAAAGGAGAGCATGTACAGAATATTTTACTATGTACATGTACAAAATTAACCAGTTTTTTATGAAAACGCCAAAATTACTCATTGGAGCACCGGGTACGGGTAAAACTGCCAGCGTTCGAGCAAAATTTGAACACACCGAAGTTTTACTGCTATCATCATGTACTGAGGAAGATATCGCCGGACTCCCTTACCGAGAAGGAAACAAAGAGCGCCGCACTATGCCCCTGTTTATAGAAAATATAAATAAAGCTGTTAAGAAAGGAAAAAAAACTTGTCTTTTCCTTGACGAATTAGACAAAGCTAGAAGAGAAGTTGTGGATACTTTATTGACACTAATAACTCATCCGACCAATTTTGGTATCCCAGAAAGTGTAGAGATTATAGCGGCAGCCAACCCGCCAGAATGGGGTGGTGGTGACGGTATCAGTCAACCAATGCTAACAAGATTTTGTGTTATCCCATTTTCGCCAGACGTTAATGAATGGGTAAAATTGACCAATAAACTGTTTAGCGATCTAACAGTGACAAAAAAATTAACAGAACGCATCTCAAGCGGTGAATTACCACTAATGGAGCACGTCGGAGAAGACCTTGAGTTTCGTCTAACTTGCCCTCGAACACTGCATTTAGCACTTACAGCTATAAGAGAAGGAGAACCCGAAGTCATCTTTGGATTATTAACTCCTAATACAGCCAGCGCAATATTAGCCTTTATAGATGAAGATAAAGATGAAGAAAGTCGGATTGACGAAACTCAGCGGATTGCGAGAAATGTCAGCAAAAATAAAATTAAAAAAATAATAAGAATATAATTATGAAAAATAATAATTGGAAGATATTTTGTTTAACTAATGGTTTCTACCTTTTTGGAAATGAAGTAGAAACAGAAGAAGGTTTTATAAAATTTATTGAAGCATCAATGTTTGGCGGTTTTTCAGGCGGGAAAGGTTTACCAGGCGTTGCTAGAGGAGATAAATCATCAAAAGTCACTCTTGATAGATTTGATGATAAACAAGAAATTACTGCTCCCTTATCATCAGTTGTTTTTATTGCTGATTCAATAAATCTATATGATTTTAGTGGTACAACTTTAAGGTAAGTCATGAAATTACCAATAAAAAGATTTAATGGGGAAATTCCCGCAATAGCTTACACAGATTTTGCTTGTGTTTATTTATCTTATCTTTTGTTTGGAGAAACCTTTGATCTAGCCTACAGGCATGAGTGCGGGCATATCTGGTTACAGCACAATCACCGCACTAAAATGTTAATGGATTTGGAAGGGAAATCTTTTAACCATAAAATCTGGAATATTGCTACTGACTTGGAAATCGCCAAACATCTGTATAACCAAGATGATGATCTTATTATCAACAAAATCCGTTCACCACTTAAAGGTGGTATCCAGTATTCCCACACTGAAAAATACCCCGATTATGTGTACGCAGAAGATTTTTACCAAGCGTTAAAAGACAAAGCAGAAGAAATTGAGCACAAATGTTGTCATTTAAAAACAGATAAATCCCAGCCGATAGATACAATAGAACCTGTTGAAGAACTTATTGCTAAAGCCAAAAAATTAAATGATGATCTCGTTAAAACAAAACAACAAGAGGAAACCCAAAAAAAAATAAACTTATTTAAACCACCTAAACCGTCTTTAACTTCTGAGATAGACAAGCATTTAGGCCGAGCGAAAATTAAAAGAGTATCGTCATATCGACGCCCCAACCGAAGACAGGATGATACTAATAATGACTTGATCAAAAAAGGAGCTGTTAATATCTTATTCTCTCCGAGATTAACTCTGTATATAGACCGATCTGGATCGTTTAATCAAGACAAGACAAATACGGCCACTTTTCTTATTGAAACTATCCTCAAAAAATATCGTGGAAGAATTAAAAATGAAGTATTATACTTTAATGATACTCTTATTGTACAAGACCCCAAAATAGGGCAAGGTGGGACCAATTATCAAGCTGTTATTGATAATATCATTAGAGAAAAAGCCCAGTTGTCAATTATTGTTACTGACGATGATGTTTACAATGGTGATATACCGAAAAAATTACCTAACACTATTGTATTTCCTGTTGGTACTCAAAAAACTGATATTGCAAGTAAATTGGGGTTATTAGAATGCAATAAATAATAATATGAAATTACCAAATGGGTCTGGGGATGGGTATGGGAATGGGTATGGGCGTGGGTCTGGGTCTGGGTATGGGTCTGGGTATGAGGATGGATATGGATATGGGTCTGGGTATGGGGATGGGTCTGGGTATGGGGATGGGTCTGGGGATGGGTATGGGAATGGGTCTGGGTATGGGGATGGGTATGGAGATAGTGAGTATGGGTATGGGGATGGATATGGATATGGGTATGGGGATGGGGATGGGGGTGGGAATGGGTCTGGAAACGAGGATGGTCGATACCCCAGTAACATAGCGATAATATGAAATTACCAAAGGTCTCCTGTACATATAGTTAGTACATAAAAAAAATACTACTCTATACAATAGGGTGTATAATTACAACGAAAGGAGGTAACCAATGTTTACCTACATCAAAGCTAGTTCTTTGCCAAATCAAGACAGGGTGGTGGACTGCGCCTATGCTCCCTGTGAGGTTCAGGTGGCAATCAAAAAAATAGTCGCCTTCGCCTATGTGTCGGAGGGGAACCTGTATGTCGCTGGCTTCTGTTGCCAGACTTGCGCCCTGCACTCCATGAATGTCAACTACATGTGGAGAGCGTGATGCGCTGAATTCGTTTCTTACGCAACCTCTGGAGGAAAGCACATGAAGCAACGCGTACTCTCTTTGGACGATGACCTGTGGCCGATGGACCAGCCCCGCCCAAAGGCCCCAACCACCACCTGTGCCACTTGCGAGAAGATCATCAAACAGGCGGATGCCTTCCGCGATGCCACCGGCGAGACGTTTTGTGACGAGGACTGCTTCGTTGCCTATCCCTATGACAACTGAAGGGGGGTGAGACAATCAAAACAGGAGGCAAGCAGACCCCGAAGACCACGAACTTATCCCCACATACATAACTTGTGGGGATTTACTTTTATATACAAACACAAATCTATCCTTGGGGATAGAAGATGATATAATTAGAATACAGCAAGCTCGCTGTGTTCTTTGATAAAAGAGGATCATACCATGACCACCCCAAAAGATAGGCGGACGCTCTTACTTATTTTGTGCGCCACTGCCATCATCTATTTTCTGTCGATTGGCCTCGCCTTTTGCCAGAATGTGTTGATGGCGATGTCGTGCGCTTCGCTCCAAGATGCGATCGATACGGCCAACCGAGCTTCATCTGGTGATGAACAGGTATCAGCTTCGTGCGAAGTTCGGCCGATCAGGGTGCCGAACGACCCCCAACTCTTGATTCCGTTGTATATAACCAGTGGTCAGGGCTTCACCTTTGTGGTGGTCTCGGCAACTTTCCCAAAAGAAATCCGCTTCGTCATCATCATCCTCAACTTGAAACCTCAGGGGCAACCAATATGACTGACAAGTGTTCGATTTGTGGTGTGTTGATGTCTACAGTGAAAAAAGGCCTTTTTCACAAAGGCAAATTCTACTGTAGCCCCGCGCACTACAACCAAGCGAACCAAGCGCCAGTTTTTGACCCTCGCAAGTTGCGGCCAGAGGCTTTTCATGGAAAGGAGAAAAAAACATGAGAGTCTGTCATACTTGTGGTAACAGTTTAGGTCCGGTTTCCTATTATGATGGGAAATACCGCTACTGTTCACTGAACTGTATCATGAGACCTTCCAAAAAGAGGCCGACACTTTGGAAAAGAATAAAATGTTTTTTCTTGCAACGTTAACTTTTTCTCAACCCCTCACCTTTAATATTTGGTGGGGGGCTATTTTTTATAAAACCTGGATTTCAATTCTCGGATTTTTTTCTACTTTAATACGAAAAGTATGTTTTTCGTTAATTAAGCCGTCATCTTTGTAAACTATGCCAGTCATAGAATCCAATAATAATTTTTCATAAGCGTCAATATCTGGCTTTCTAACAGAGTAATAAACAAGAATGTTCACAGCAATACCTTCTTCAGTGAGCATTTTACCATTGAACTGACTAGCAATTTCCCAACTAATAGCTTCTTTAGCATTTCGGTATTTAGTGGAAAGAATATTATGACCTCGGCTAATCATATATCTAGCGTTTACGCTAACTGGCTTCGTTTTAATTATAAAAGAGTACATATCAATGATTTATAAATTTTTCGTGTCCTTTGTTTCTAAATATAACACGTAAATTTCGGGGCGAAAATTGCCCAAACTTACTATTGAGAAAGATAAGTCTATCTCGATAATTCATTATTTTAGAAAATCTTTCCAAATCTTCTTTATTACCTCTGTTTAGCATCACCCAGTCTAACAACCTTTTCATATTGATACTATTCACACTATCGTGATGTTCTTTACAGAGAGGTAAAATTACCCATGACTCATTAACTGCCTTACCGCCAAATAAAAGATTGTGATGCCATTGAGCTGGTTTCTTACCGCACAAGCAACACTGTTTCATAAAATCGTCTGACTTTAGAGTTTCTAAAATATCTTTTGGTATCGGTTTAGCCATTGATTTTTTCTCGCTTATTACACTCCGTACAGAATCGTAAATGCAATTCTTCCCAAACATGGGAACATTCACCGTGTTTATTTTCCCTAATCAATTCTCGAACATCTTGACGAGTCAATTCAGTAGAACGTTCCAACAGGGCTACAACTTCTTTCTTGGTGGCTTTATCTGGCAAGATAGTCCGAAGCTCATAGAGGTTTGACCAAGATTTTCCAACCAACTGTTTACTAGAAATTTTGTACTTCTCCACATAAGTTTTATGGACAGTAATAAGGCGTGAAGCAGTCGCTTCGTTAATATCCATCTCTTGTAAGAACTGGCTAAAAGTGTCCCATTGGCTTTCCCACATTTGACCGTCTTTGATTTTCGACAAACGCTCACCAAGGACAAAAAAACCAGACTCCAAAGTTTTTTTCAGAGCGATTGTTTCAGCACAAAACTCGGCTGGAATAATTTCAGACATTATTTAATTTTCTTATCTCGCTTCTCTAACCCTTCGCTGACAGCATCTTTCTTTTCCTCTAGCGTAGAGATAATAGCGATAACACTTTGCATTTCTTGGTGAGTAAACGTAGTAGTTTTATTTCTTAAGAAAGTCAGTAGTGACTCTTTTTGTGATGGCATATTATTTTATTTTTTAATTGATAACGCTACCGAAATTATCATAACATACTTATTTTAGCTATTAAGTACCTTAACTGCGGTTTTGAAATCGACGCTGTATATTTGCTTCACAAGATCAATCGTGTCACCATTGGCTTCACATACAAAACAATGGTAGAAATTGTTTTTAAGGAACAAACTCGGTTTAGTATCTGGATGAAACGGACACAACGCCCACATTCGTTTATGTTCAATCAGCTCGGTAATCGGAAACTCTTTGGCTCTTTGTATCATCTCATCAGTTACTTCTAATTTAAATTCAGATTTTGGTCGTAATTCTTCGTGTTCAGCTACCAACTCACGGCAAAACTCAAACATATTTGGCTTATGGTTTCGATTGTAGTCAGATTCAATATTTTCAATATAGTCAGCGTAGACATGTAAATCATCTTCACTGTCGCCAGTAAACTTGGCTAACAGTGACAACCACCCCGAAATATCGTTAATGACAAAATATAACTGTCGTGCTTGTTCGGAAATCATACTAAAAATCCCAACCTTCTTGCTCATCCTCAGCTTCAACTGCCATCTGCGCTGACTTCTCCATAGCTTCGACCCAACCATTATCCTCCTTAAACCAACCTGTAGTCTGGTCAAAAGATAACCCTATTGTCTGATTTTTACCCGTACGGCGGTTTTTCTGTACTGAGATGAGTGTTCTATCATCATAGACCCTAATCTTCTTCTGGAGGCTATTTTTACGCCAAATAAACATACCTATGTCCGACTCCTGAATCACATCTGATGAGTTCTTGATGTCTTTGGTGCTTGGTGGGTTACTTTCGTCAGTTTGTGAAATATGTACAAGTACTAAAATAATCACATCCCAACGCTTCGCAATCCCTTTTAATTCTCGCATTACCTCACCCACTCGGTACGCAAGGTTCTCACGTTTATTCTTCCCCCCTTCACCAAGGTTGTCAATATAACCAAGGTGGTCAATCAAAACAAGTTTTGTATTGTATTTAGCAATACCTTCAACAATACGTTCTTCAATCCAGTTAGTCGTAACAGACGTAGCAAGATTATCTGGTGAAAGGATGTTTGGGACATCAAAACCATTACCCAATCGTTGTTCAATCAATTCTTCAGCACTTTGTTCTAACGGGATCATTACTGGATTTAATTGCTTCAAACAATTAACCAAGTTCATACCCCACAAAGTTTTTCCGTGTGATGAATGCCCCGCAATAATAACTAACTGCTTTTCCCGAAAACCCCCAATCACATTATCCAGTAAAGTTATCCCTGTCTTGTGCAACGGTTTAACTGGCTGGTTCTTCAAACGCTCTTGAATTTCATCCCACCAAACGAGTTTGTCTTCGCCCTCATAGTTTTTAAGCTGTTCTTTCAAGCGTTCAATACCTTCTTCGGAATACTTATCAACATCAGGTGATTTCTGAATATCTTGGATTTTTTTAGTGAGGTCAATCATAAGCCATTTTTCTTTTTAAAGTTGACTAAAGCATCCCATTTGTATTCCAACTTCCACGGAGTAAAGACATCGGGGATATGTGGTTCATCTTTGTTCTCTTTCCAAAACTCCAACGCCTTACGTATTTTTTCAAGTCCTTTCACTTCGTAAAGAGATTGAGCTGACTTACGCTCTGTCCTATTCCTTGTCCAGTTTGCGTTGTTATTTCCAATAATTTTACCAAACAAGGCGAACACCTTAGGAGCATCACGGGTGTTGTCAGGTTTCTTTCGGAGCGAAATCACCTCGCCATCAGCGTTGACTGGCACGACCTTAAACTCTGAATTACCACCAAGGTCAGAAGAAGACTTTTTAGAAGAATTTACACCACGCAATTCCTCGGCTTTGCCGAGAGTTGCAAGGTTATTATTATTATTATTATTATTGTAAGCATCACTTTTATCATTTTGTGGCTCTGTTAAGCCATATTCTTCGTCTAAAGAGTTAGCCAAAGTGTTAGCCAAAGTGTTAGCCAAAGTGTTAGCCAAAGTGTTAGCCAAAGTGTTAGCGGGGACTCCTGGTAAGTCAGAAAAATCTGCCACAGGTCGGAGTGTTTTTTGGTAAATTTTTGCCATCTCTCCCTTCAAAAAACCGACGTTTAATTCAAAACATTTTTTCTTGCCGTACCCTGATGTAGTAATAAATTGACTCTTTTTTGCTTTTGAAATAGCAACTTTGACAGTATCAGTTGACCAGCCAAATTTTTTAGCTAAATACTCATTACTTGGAGAGACAGTATCTTGCCCCCATAATTCACACTCCATAACGTATCGAACTATTTTACGGGCGGTAGTGTGTCCAACACATTCATCTATGGCTCTGTAGGCAAGCCTTTTTTGGCAGTCATTCATAAGCAATAATAAAACCCCTAACTCCAAACCAGACGTTGTGTTGGGCAGCTCACAAGCCCGGTCTGGTTGGAAGTTAGAGGTATTAAGTTAAGTGTGAGACTTTTTATCATGTTAATGTGCTGAACACAACCTCAGCACTAAAACTATACCACATATTTTTTGTAATGTTTCCCACAGGTGTGGATAAACTGGGGAAAACTAAATATCTTTGTTTCAAAAGGAAGTCCTCTGATAGTGATTTTGTATCATAGCGTTGTTCTCTTTTTATATTTATAATTATATCCAACGGATTACAGTATCACCAATAAAACCTTTTTCCCATACATACCACGCATAAAACTGTGTTGTGGCTGTATATTTTTCAAACTCGGCATCCTTACAACATAGTTGCCTTGATGAATGACAGTAAACAAACTTGGGCGGATATTTCTTGAATAATTCTTTTCTTTTTTGTCCTTCAAGGAACTGAATCTTAAGAAAGAAAAACAATCTGTTTCCCTCTTTCAATCTACTCATTCCTTTTTCAATAAACGCTTCTGCTAGTTTGAATGGTGGATTGGTTAGAATATCACCATTAAATAGATTATCTCTGTCGATGACAAAATCTGCTAAAAAATCTATACCACCTTGCCCATAACCTCTATAAATTAAATCTGTAGACATTACATCATGCCTGTAATTTTCAAGCACCTTACTCAAATGCCCCATACCACAGGACGGTTCCCAAACCTTAACAGCTATTTTGTTTCCGTCCTTATTAAACTTTTTATAAAACAATTCTAATGCCATTGGGTCAGTAGCATAAAAATCATCTGTTTGTCTTTCTGCTAGTGGATTAACACCCAACATAAGTGAACTTTTCATATATTTATTACTTACTGATACAGTAAGTATATTACTTTTAATTAGATTGTTAAGGAAATTTTAATAAAAAAAGAAAACACCCCTCTCCAACAGGGCGTTCTCAAACATAGGGAGTCTCGACCACCAAGGCTTAACCCCTATTAAATAGTAACATTAACATCACCATCGTCAATCTTGGTATATCCATCATGACTATCTGATTGACTGTTGTAGTATTTTTTATACTTGGTGGTGTATGGATAAATCAGATGAGAAAGCATATCAACATCTTCTTGGTTGTCTTTATTCTCTAGCACCCAATCTATAATGTCTTTTATGTCAATGTCTTTTTTCATATTATTTTTTCGCTGCGAAACGCATATATTTATCAGCTTCCTTGCTTGATTTACGTTCTTCTACAATGTCCCTGTCCTCTACTTTGTCCTTTACAAGTCGAACGACACCAAGGATTTCTCGCTCGTCAACTAAGTATACCACCTCTTCAACAGCGTTTTCGCCAATAAACTTCAATTCGTCAATAGCGTATTTGCGAAAAAAAATTGTTTCTCCTATTTTATAAGGTGAACCGTCTGGTGCAGTACGAAGTACCTTACCTCTTACTGGGGCGTTGTTTTGCTGGTCACCGACAATGATAAGCCCCCCGACTTCACTCGGCTTCTCATACAGTTCGACCAGTACATGTCCTTTAGTTGGTTCAATGTCTTTAATTTTCATATATTATTTAATTAACTCTTTAACATTGTAGCCCACTCGCCACTTTCTACAAAGTCCCTTACATCTTCATAACCGTTACCTTCTCGGACTATTTCTAAGCCTTCAAAGGTTTGATTGTATTCCTCTTTAATTTTTTTACCTGTCTGAGGAGTGGCGAAGTCTATTTTCTTTTGACCATCAAAACGCCGATGCATCAGATCAGCAACTAAGTACTTCTTGCCTGTTTTTGGGTCACGCAAGACAGTCCCAAGTCGCAGCATCGCTTGGTCAGAATTAGGGAGTCTTGAAACCGCTACCATAGTGTCATCAATTCTAACCCCAGCGGCTCCAATACCTTTGTTTTCTTCTGTTGCGTCAGGTCGGTTCTGCCAGACATCCAGTGGGTCGTAGTTTGTCCCTTGCCACGCTCCTTCTAATGTAGGAAAGCTGGGTGAAACTTGTGGTGGAGAACTTTCGATTACCGTAGCGGGTTGAGTATAAATTACTGTAGACATTTCCTCCACCCAATCAGACACCTTTTTGGGGGTTTGAATTATTGTCTGAAAAAAATCTTTAAGCATATTATTCTTCTTTATTATCACCAATCTTACCCACCGCACTACCAGCAGCTGGGGCTGTTAAGTAGTAGGCATTTAATTCGTCTACAATACCCGGGATTGAAGCGTCTGGTGGAATTTTACCTTCGTCGTACCATTTCAAGATAATTTTTTGTACATCTTTCTGATCCACCCTAATTGCTTGTGGTGCTTTTGAACCGACTGCCTTTTGTAGATTTCTAGCTGCTCCTGTAATGTACCCAAGTTTTGCATACAAAAGGGATGTTATTAATGAGGTTGCTCTATAAAACTTATTTCTTCCACCTTCAGAATTTATTACCACTTGTAATTCTTGCATATCTTGGAAACCTTTTTGAAGACCTGTGATTTCCTGTGGAGTAAACATGCCATACAAAGTATCACTACCTGTTCTTTTTTGAGCCTCTGAAAGAGTGACGAACATATCTTCATACGTTTTCATAAAATTGTCACTCACCATCATTTGTCCAGGCTTATCGGGGTCAGGCATCAATGTTACATTTCTCTTGTCGAGTAAATCTTTGGTGAGCATTGAACCAAAAACTTGACGTTCAGTGTCGTCAAACTGGTCAATAATACGACCAAGTTTATCTGGCTCATTAACTACCATACGGTTAAAGTTCTTGGCAACATCGTTGTAGTTACCAGAACGTAGCTCACCAAAAATACTTATTTTATCAATATCTTCCAAGAATTTAGTGTACTCAGCAGGCTCCAGACCTAAGTTCTTTTGTATATCTACAACTGATGTCCGAAAATCCTGTGAAGTAAAGTCACGGAAAGCTGTCAACATTTCTCTTTGTTGAGCGTCTAAGAATTGCTCACCACCTTCATAAGAACGCGTTGCTTTTAAGAAATCGTCAATGTATTTATTAGCATCTTCATTGGACATTTGTTTAGCCCGTTTCAAAACAGTGTGAACCATCAAGTCTTGAGCTGGTTTTTGATTGCTTCTAAAAACCTCAATCAAAGCATCACGCTCTGGGCCAGGCTTGAAATTTACAATAGCGTCAACATAATAATCAGCAAAACCAGAGTTCTTCGCCTTATCAAGGCTTGGATTATTGTAAACGGTCTTGGCCTGCTGCCAAGCAGCGTGAGCCTCATCCCACAATTTTACATCTTCCTTTGGAAGTAAGTTACGAACATCATTCCGCATCTGGTCAACAATGTTATTGATAGCTTTAGCTTGTGCTGGACTAGCGTCTGCCAAATAAGTGTGACTGCGTTCCATTACGTTCAAAACTTCACCTAATGTTATACCTCCTTCCTTAACAACTTTGACAGAGTTTAAAAACTGAATGACTTGCTGTGATTCAACTGCGTTTATTTCATCAAATTTACCAGCCTTTATTAGTTCATCTTGTTTAGCTCGATTTATGATAACCCTACCAGCACTATCAAGCTCAAAACCAAACTCACCCAAAGCATCATTAAATGCTTTATCTGTTTGTGGAGTACCCTCTGTTCTTGAGGTTAAGTTACGAACCTGCTGATACAAAGGGTCGGCATCATTACGGAAGCGATTACCAGCATTTTCCCCTAGAGAACGATATAAGTTATGGGTAACTAATCTTTCATTATCTACATTAGGAATCAACGCATCAATCGAAGCGTTACGAGTAGCGACCATGCGCTCATTATATTGTTCCTCAAAAAGATTTCCTTTTTGATTTATTAGTCGTGACTGTTGCAAAGTAGGGTTTTTTATATAAGACGGGTCTAATACTTCGGGGTTAGTACGGATAAAATCTTCGATAAATTTATTAAGTCGTTCTGATTCATTGCGAACGATATCGTCTTGTACTAAACGACCACCATATTTATTAAACAAATTTCCACCAAATCTCATCAACCCAAATGTACCTGTTGTAGCAATATACGCCCCAGCCCCCTTACCAATCGTAGCCGGGATAGAATCACCTTGGTCAATAGACTGCCCAACACTTGAAGCGGTAGCCAGAGCTGATACCCCTGCGGTATTTTTAAGTAAATTAATAAATCCTGTACTTTTAATTGCCATTGGTGCGATAGCATAGGAAGCAATCTCGGCTGCCCCAGCACCAGTGTCAACAATCATTCTACCTCCTGCCTTTAATATGTCACCAGAAGTCACCTGTTCACCACGGTCAAGTCTTTGTTGGATTTCCGATGCTTGGTAGCCAAATGGTTTTATATTCTTACCCAGAGGCCCGTAGTCCCTTCCTTCCACATTTCTTCGACCAACGTCTTCTATCGAAAAATCAGGACTAACCGCCGCATAAGCCCCTTCAACACCAGCTTGTAGACCAGAAACAACACGCATTGGTGTTTTCACAATAGCTCTACCCATATTACCGATCATTGTTGGGTTAGCATTAGTTGTTTCTGGTGTTGAATTAAATGTATTTCCCACACCTATCCCTAACTTAGCCAGTGGGTCATTTTCTTGATTTATAATACTTGGAGTTGCGTTTCCTGTTGATGAAGCAGATAGTCCTTCAATCGAGTGGCCACGACTAATGATGTCACGAATAGCGTCTTCTTCAGACATGTCTTTTGGTCGTGTCTTTACAATTTCTTGTACTTGTTGCCTGTTTAAAACTGCCATATTATTGGTTCCACCAGTTATTTATTTGGTCATCGGTGAGAGTTGTACCACCTGTATTTATACCTAGTCCCCAAACTACTGGTTCTTGAGGTTTCTCTTTTGGGTCTTCAGTAGTTAGATAATCCGAAAGTTTAATGGTGTTCTCTAAACCAAGCGGAGTTGCACGTCTTACGTCGTTGGTAAATTGAGCAATATTGGCAAGATTTTCCAGTTTAATTTTAACTGTAGTAATATCATCCTCATCAATTACTAAGAATTTATCAGCCGTATGTTTTTCAGTATTAGTAACGGCTGTTCCGTAGTAGGCTCGTCTAATTTCTGCTTGCGCTGCTTCAACTTGAGAACGCACCTTACTGTATTTAGGGTCACGTTTTAATCCTAGCCAAGGTTTAGAAGATTCCAGTAAAGACTTATATGGACCGAATAATAAACTGGAGTCGTTATTTATTTCACTTAGACTTTGCTGTATTACAGGAATAGATTTTTGATATGAGTCATATTCCTCCTTCTGTGCTGCCGTAAACATACTGTTGTATACCCAAGTATAGGCAGCTTCAACACCACCTGTAGAAATCAAGTCAATAATATCGTTTCTACGTTGTTTTGTAATACCTTTAGAAGCGAGTATTTGGAGTAAGGGTTGTTCTAATTCTTTAGGTATTCCACTTATTGTACTTCTCCCACCTTCATTCTTTTTTATCGCATTATAACGACTGGTTTGGGCATTAAACCAATTTAAATCCATTGTTTGCTTAAATTGTCGTTGTTGTTCTGTTTGGTATTCAGCCACTGCTAAAACTTGTTCAACTGAACTTAACCCTGTAGCTAATCCTTTTTCAATAAGAGGTGCTAACCCATCATTTATCTCTCCAGTCTGACGAAAATGATTAAGGTTAGATTTGAAAGTAGGGTCTTGGCTAAAGTCGTTTATAAAATCAGTAAACGTTTTTTCTGTCAATTTTTGCTTATCAAGCCCAAACTTCTGTTGGTCAAGCCCAAAACTAGCTGTCTTTAATCCAAAATCTGATTGCCAATTCTGTTGCTCTTGTTTCGCTGCTTGTAGTTTCATGAAGTACTCTAATATGCCCTTCTGAAACTGACGATTACTCTCCTTCATGGCATTGCTGATTTGCACATACGCCTGAGCATTATTAGCCGCCAATTCATTCTGAGCAATCGTCGCCGCTTGTTGCAACTTCACAGCTTGCTTATTGTATTCACCAGCAATAGCTCCTTGGAAATTTCGTGCTGTCATCGCTCCTTGTGCTTCTGAGTACGGGTTAAGAGCCGCCGCTTGCTGGGTAGCGATTTGTGATTGCTTTTGAAAGTCAGATTGTAAATCTTGCATTAAGTTACCGTATTGCTGATTAGTGCGAGCGAGTTGCGAGTCAAAGACAAGTTGCATTGACTTAATCTCTCCTTGTTGGTCGTCAATCGACTCTTGTTGCTGTTTAAACAGCAAGCTACTCATCGGGTCAAACCCCCCAGTAAAATTGCTATCAGCGACTAGGGCATTTCCTCCTTGAAGTTGAGCGTCTTGCTGGTTTTTTTCGTTGATAACCGAGTTGGAGCTAACAATTTTATTATTTTTTAAGGCTTTTAATCTATCGGTAGCAAAGTTAAGCACTTCTAAAGGGTTTGCTGTTTTATTAGCAATTTGGGTTTCGTATTGAGTGTATTTGTCAGCGGTTTCTTGAATCATGTCTAAGAATAGTATTCAGTGACGATCACAACCCCTGCAGCACCAGCTCCGCCAGCTTGACCAGAATCATTAGTATCACGACCACCAGAACCGCCACCACCATAATTTTTCCCCGCCTGGCCAGTAGCATCGGCGGTTATACTTGCACCACCTAATCCTAAAATGGAACTACCCCCAGCACCAGAATAATAGCCAGATACTCCTAAGCCACCCCCACCTGATTGCCCTGATAAATTTAAATCACCACTTGACCCAGCACCTCCAGCACCTCCAGCACCTCCAGCCGTTCCCCCAGCACCGCCAGTCGCTTGCAACTGTGAACCAAAAGAAGTTGTGCCACCAGAACCGCCATTAGTTGGGGTTGCCCCCCCAGCACTCCCTGCTGAACCAATTGTAACAGTTTCAGTCGCACCTAAAGAAGCGGCTAAAATTAACTTACGGCTATAACCGCCGCCGCCCCCGCCGCCGCCAGTAGCTCCAGAGGTATTGTCTTTTGCTCCCCCGCCGCCCCCGCCGCCACCGCTAACCTCGACTACGACGTATTTAAGACCAGCATCTTTTGTCCATGTCCCTGAAGAAGTAAAAGTGACAACTTGTGGTGGTTTTACAGTAGAGTCTGATAAGTCATCGGTAGTTACAAAAGGATTAGTTGAAGATGGAGAATTGTTTATACCAACCAAAGCAGCTTTTTCAGCCCCAGTCGGTAACTCATAATACTCTGGGTCAAAGTAGAGTTCAGTTGAAGATTTAGCAATACCAATTCGCTTAGAATTAGTACCAGCCGATGAAGAAATCTCGCCTGCTGTGTTGGAAATATAATAGGTTGTACCAGCGACCAAACCTGAAAAGCCCGATACTAAACCTTTTCGGACTACACCGTTAGTAATACTTGCTTCAGCCGCTACCGCTGAAAGAGCAACACCGAGCTGTACGTTTTCAATTGTTGTAGTAGTATCAGCGTCAGTTAGCCACCACTTACCGTCACTCTTTAGATAAACAACAGCAGGAGCAGAGCTAATTGTTTCGCCAGCCGTAGCGG